CATGCACACCCCGCCGCAGCATCTCCAGCATCAGGTAGATACCAGCACCGCAGTCCGCACCTAAACAGTCAGCCTGCTGCGGATTCTTTACGAACAGTACACCCTTGTTAGTGCAGCCGACGTCCGGCGCAGCGCTGGTTGGGCGGGCCACCGTATCGAGATGAGACGTAAACGCTACGTCACTTTGCTCTGAGTCCCCCACCAGCACGAAGTAGTTCCCGTGCTTGTCCTTTACGTAGTGCATACCACTACCCAGCGCCTGTAGCGACTGCATAAGCAGCGGCTCGAACCACTTAGTGCTGCCCCAGCTAGGCCGGTGCGTTCGCAGTATCTGCAAGAGCAGCTGCATATCAATCCCGTGAGGATTCAAGAACATTAAGCTGCCTCCTCTACTTCTTCTTCGTCATCGTTGCCCAGGTACTTCTCTCCCAAGCAATCAGCTGCATACTCAGTGAGAATTAACCCGTGCACTGGGTGTTCTTCTGCGTGCCCAATAAGCACCTGCCGGTCCTGTGCATACACCAGTTCTTCTTGGTCGTGCACTACCCCTTCTACCGAACAGTGCTCAATGTCCGCGTCATATACATAGGCGTCGTGGTAATCAGACCAGGTGCAGCTCCAGCGACTATGCAGCCCTTCTCGGCCAACTACGTATACAAACTCCCCCTCTTCGACGCAGCCGTCGCAGACCATTTCATCGCCTGCGGTTTCGTGCATATCAACAGTGGAGTAACGCCCCTCGCAGCAGCAGCACCTAGCAGACTCTGTACCTACGTAAATGTACCCTTCGGATTCCTGCGCCCCGTACTCGTAGTCGTCACGTATTACAAAGGCGTCACTGCCTTCTTCGTCTACGCCACACTGGCTGCTATCGAGATATGGCATCAGCACTGCGCCGTTGTAGGTTGGGTGCGGTATGCGCGCCAGCATTACCCCTTCGAGACATTCAGTGTTTCTGATGTAACCATGACCGCGCATGATTGCATCCGCAGCATTACCGTAAGCACGGACGTACTCGTTAGTCTCAGTGTTAACGATTGCTCGTGCCAGCACTTCGAAATCGTCACCGAACAGCTCCCCGGTGTACTGGATGAACAGGCGCAGCCCATTATCCGGCAGCCCGTGGCTGGTGGTAGCGTACGTCCGCACAGGGCTATGCTCAAAGGAGTACCCGCTCATGCAGCTACCCGGGCCATTCTCGTAGGCGTCGTACCATTCCTGCTCGGTCTTGCACAGGTACGTTGTCGGGTCTACGTTCATAGCCTTGAGGTCTTCGATAGCATCGCGGAAGTCTACGCCGTTGCCGTAGTAGTTAGCTAGCCACTTACCTACACGCATCTCTACACAACGGTACTCAGTAACTGCGGCGAAGTCCTTGTGCATCCGCGGCTGCCCCAGCATCACGATGGGCTCTCCGTTGCGGAAACCAAAGCCCAACGGCACAGCGAATCTAGACACTACGAAACCGTGCAACTTCATGAGCAGCGCAGCGGCGTTGCCATCGCGGATGTATCTGCCGTAATCGTAGCCAGTATATAAGCGGCGCTGCTGCTCTTCTGGCGCAAGCATAATGCGCTCAAATAACTGCACGGCCTGCTTGTGCACCTTGTAACCGGCGAACTCTTCTACACTAGCAACTACGCGCTCAACCACTACATCATCGCCATCATAGAAGTCGCGGCGGCGCTCCCAGAACTTGCTGTCGATGGCGATTCGCGCCGGGGAAAAGAGTTCGTAGAAAGTTCCAGACCGGTACAAGTCCACCTTTTGTAGCGGGCCACGAGTCAGCATTACATCGCGATACTCCGGATGCAGTATTCCGCCTATAGCTACCCCTAAGCCCGGGGTGTACGCGCTGACAGTACGGAGGCCCATAAGCGCCTGCAATGGGCCCTCAGTGTGAGGATGGTCAGCGCCCTGCATTTGCAAGTCCTGGAACGGGGTCCAGTAATCACCGCTGGAATACATGGAACACTTCATTGGCAATGCGTTTGCACCTTCCGGTAATACGATTTTCCACGGTATGCCAGCCGGATTAGTTTGCATTTTAATTTGCTCCTGAATAGATTCAATGAGTTCGTCGTTAACTGCTAAGTCAGCGTGCGTACCACGCAGCGAGCTGTCTTTGCTTATGATACGAGCGCACAGCCACCCTAAATCTTGTATAGGTTCCACGATATCCGTACCGTAGTAGTGCTGTAACCACATCGAACTGAATGTGCTCTTGCAACTCCCGCGCGGCAGATTCTGTATACTCCCGGTACGTGGTGAGCACCACCGTTGAGTCCTGCTTACGAACTCGGAGGAGTCTACGCTCGACCGGTACGATTTGCTTGAGTTCATTAGGGACCCCTTTGAATGTTTCCCAAGTGCAACCGCACTTGCCCTGCGTTTCCAGCAGGCACCAGCACAGCAGCGCTGTTTCGTCTACTGTTAGCATGCTTTGTCCTTGAATACCACGTTGCGGGCCACGAGTACCGACTGCTCGTGCAGCAGTATGAATGCGCTACTGAATGCACAATCTTCGAAGTACACACCCAAATGCTTGCAGTACCACTCTGCGGGGTGGTCTAGTGGGCGGTCAACTGCTACGCGGCAGTATGCGCCGCGCAGGTTGTATACATCATACATAATTTGCTTACTCATACCACACCCCGCACATTAAACCGGAAGCAGTAGCCGCGCAGGGTCATACCCAGGCGCTGCGCTTGTTTCTCATAGTGCTGGCGCAGTGCTGCCTTAGCGCTGTACTCTCGCGCCAGCCCTTCGATTGTTGGTTGCTGCCTACGCATCAGCAACGTCTCAGGATTCTTTCCGTGCATACCCTACCTCAAATATCGTTGTTGCTATTACCATCCACCGCGAGCGTTACAGCGGCGTCCGAGTACTGCTCTTGCACCGCCACAAGGATACGTGTACCTCACTTCCTGCTAACGAACAGAAGAATGAACAGGAGCCGCAGAAGCGGTCCCGCGAGAAAGAATACCCCAGCAGCTGCTAAGAACGTCATCATACCAACCTCCCTAATTGTGAATTTACAGTGTACCAACCCCTGGGCTGCTTACTGTTGCCCTTAACTTTGGTCTTGCCACGCACTGTAGTGCTGAACGTAGCGGATTGCTTTGTCTGCGTATACCCTGCGCGGTTCAGCGCGTCCCGGCGCTTTCTCAATTCCGAACCGGATAGCTTCTCCAGCCCCTCGAATTGTTGTTTCAATTTATCACGGTATTTCATGTTCCCGCCTTTATGTGCCCTTTCAGTCTGGCAATCTCAGTACGCATACTGACTAACGCCGTTACCTGATTAGAGGTGAGACTCTGCAACGCAGAGAAGTGTTCTATTGTACTTTCCAGTACCGAAATGCGCTTCCTCCACGCGGCTGCGTTTTGTCTGCGCCACCTATATTCAGCATCTATCAGCCTACTCATGGTTGCTCCTGTATAACACTCAGCTAAGCATGGTTGCTTAGGTCAGTGTTATTGGTTGGCGGGTTACTGATTCTAGTCAGCACCTGTACAACCGCGTTGATTCAGCCTCTTCGTGGTTTCCCCCGGCTCCCCAGTCGCGCTGGGCTTGATAATTTCGTTTTCAGGGCACAATCATCTAAGCGCACCCGCTGTTTGTCGTCTCAGCTCTTGACGTTACATCTTTACTGCTACTGATTGTCTAGGGGTGGGTCGTCAACGTACCAGTCAAGGTACTGAGCCTCCCCGCAAACCAGCTTACTACGTTGTTCGCTATCTAAGTTACTCAGTGAATCGGAACTTGTCAAGCGTTTATTTCTTACTACCTTACTACTTACTTCGGGATTCAATCTAGCTTATGTCCTTCGCGGCGTCAACTCTTTTTATCGAGTATCTAACCCTTCACACTATCTAGCCTTAATCCAGCGGAGCCTCCCGGCTCGGCCCCGGTTAGCACCTCAGCGCCTTCCGGTGATTGAACTATAGCCCTATTGAACCAAAAGAAGCAAGTACTATTTTCAACTTTTTATCTCTAAGAGCAAAAAGGGTAAGCAGACCCCTAAAGGTCTGCATGCAGTAAGCTATTGTAATCCCCATAAGTTACGTCGAACTCTCGCCAGTTAGTATCATACTCAGGACTAGCCAATAACTCCTCCTTTGTGAAACATCTCCCTTCCTGCATCTGTGCTAAGTGAATGGCACGGTGAGTGCTGGAGCTAACCAGTATCAGGTTATCAAAGGCGCAGTTAAGGCGGTTACTGTCACAGTGATGTACATGGTAGCCAGAGCCGTAGCTAGTGATACCCAGTGCATCCATAACCACGGCCCTATGCAGCGCCATAGTCCTACGGTCCTTTTTACCGTTCTTACGTATACCCTCTGGACCAGCACCGTTAATCACTGGATAGCCCTCTTTATCAACCACAACCTTAAATGTTCTAGCCACAACAATAACTCCTTACATAGTGATGAGTAGCGTAACCATAGCGACGATATCCCGGAGGGATAGGAGCGGAGGTTACAAGATTCTAGGTATGTCAGCCTACTGCGTAGGCACAGGGACATACTAGTGAGTACCTAGTGAGTGCCTAGTGAGTAGTAGTATGTATAGTGCCCTAAAACCCTCCTACTCCTGTAACATCATTTCATATTAGCTTTCGAATGAAAGTAAGAGAGAAGGGATAGCAAGGGGATAGCGCTGGGTAGTGCGGTGAGGTGGATGTGCGCCCTAGTGGGGAGCGCGCAGCGTAGCATAGAATCGGCACAATGTAAAGCACTAAGGATAGCCAGTGGATAGCCCAGTACGCACTAGGGATAGCACAGGCAGGCACTACAGCGCACTAGGTGGCCCACTATGGCCCCACTACTGGCCCCACTGGACAGGCACTAGAGGCCCGCAAAATAAGCAAGGCAGAGCGCACCCCCTATGGCCCACAGGGAGCGCACAGGGATAGCCCCAGCTAGCTGCGCAACGCAGTGGGGCAGCCCTAGTGCCTCATAGAGCGCACAGGAGCCACACAGTGCCACGCACAGGGGTAGCCATAGGGTAGCACTAGCAATAGCCCTAGAACGCAGCACAGGCCCGCTGAGGCCCACTGGTGCGCACTAGCAGGCCCTATGAGGCCCCACCAGTGCGCCCCCCCCCCCCCTAAATTGACGCTAGACACCCCCTATGGGGGCAATTGGGCGCGTTCAGGGTGAGGGAGGGGCTCGCGTGAGTCTAATAAATTTCAGGTCCAGGTATAGACGTGCACCCCCAGAGCAGTCCCCGTGCCAATACAGGAACACTCTAGGGACACCCTAGGGTTAGCCCAGGGGTTACGCAGGACATTACTCAGCAGCATACAGCAGCTCAATTGCAGCTACAACAGCAGCCTCTCGTGCAGCAGCCGTAGCCTCTGGAGTAGTCAAGTCCCCGGCGTCAACCCACTGTGCCTGCAGCGCTAGCATCTGCTCGTCCAGTGCATCCGGGAATGCGCGCATTCCCCATGGTACCACCTTATCGCGCTTACGGATATCTTCTATAGTAATATCGTAACCCGACTTATTGGCGTAGTACTCCATGATTGCTCTGGTTAGAATATCCAGATCCCGCAGTAAAGTGCCTTGCATTATTTGTACCCCGCTACTCGTAGTTCTTTCATATAGTTGAAGTCTGTGTTGTTGGTCATGCTCACGTCCAAGGTCCAGCTATAAGCCGGCCCGTTAGTAGCATCATCCATCCGCACAAGCCCAGTGGTCCCAGCAGCCGTAGCCACAAGGTTGGTATCTTCCATGCCAGATGCAGCTACCCGGGTATTAGTCAGAGCGGTATAAGGAACCTCCACGATATTACCGTCAAACGCTAGCATCTGCCGCAGCGACATCTGCACAGTACTACCCTTGAGATAAGCGGCGTCCGCAGCGTTATTGAATCGCAAATAACAGCGCATATCATCAATAGCTTTAAACTCCTCGCCCAGGGCGTGCTGGAAGTACAAAGATACGTCCTGCTTAGTGCTGACGAGCTTATTGTTGTTCCAAGACTGTGTGTCTCCCTTAGCGTTCAGCAGCATAGCGGCTGGTCTCAGATAGTGATACCGGCGCTGCCAACCCTTGACCGTGTTGTTCTGCAGGAACCAGGCGTGGGTATTTGAACCGCCAAAGCGCACACTCTTAGGCTCAAACATAACCTGGTTGTTAGTGGCGTTGTTGTTGCCAAAGTACAAATCATAGTCGCAGTTGTAAGGACTAACTGCATCCACGATAACGTACTTACCTCGCAACGACACCGCGTGCTCACAGTTGACCGCGGTAATGTTCTTGAACACATTCGGCCTAGAGGCTACGTTAAAGCTCGCATCAGTATAGTAGTGCGATACTGCACTGATAACCTTAGACGTCGGGGTCCCCTTGATGGTGATACCTTCGACTCTGCACCCTACCAGGTTGTTCATCAGAACACCCTCAGAGGATTGCGTACGGCCCAGTTCGTGCACTGTGATATTGTACATCTCACAGTCTTCACACAGGTTAAATGCCCCGGCGCTGCCGTTAGGGGTGCCGTCTGCCATAGGTTGGTGCTGTACTGCATCGTGAATAACACAGTTGGTGCTGTTGCTGATAAAGCCGATACTGTAGTAGGTTTTGCTCTGGTTAGGCTGCACCACTTCCAAGTTCCACGCCTTGCAGCGGTGGTTAGAAGGGGTCTCCGGAGGTGTATCGGAACCCATACCAATCAGCTGAGTCCAACCGGAACCGGCGATGTTGTAGGCTACGCAGTCCTGGGAGTTCACAAAGTTAATACCGTATCCACCATCCGTATAAGGGGACAAGTAGATTGCATCTAATCGCAGGTCATGCACAGAGGCATTTTTGCATTCGATGAAACTGGGGTTATCTCGGATGTACTGCTTCTGCGCCGGGTTAACATAGCTGGTATTAATGGTGCTCTTACCTTCCCAGCTACCGCTATCATAGGCAGCAAATACCAGTGTCCGGTTAATCTCATAGGAGCTACCGATTATAATGGCGCCGCGTCCCTTGCTAAAAACTGGATTCTCGAATACGATACGGGAGCCTGGCCCAACGCCGAATAACTCGATACCGCTCAGCAGGAACACTGGGTAAGTGCACCGGTAGTACTGGTCAGTGCCCGGCACGAACACGCGCGTAATGCCTTTAGCATGAGCATCACGAATAGCAGTCTGGATTGCTAGGCAGTCGTCGTTTACCCCGTCACCCTTGGCCCCGTAATCACGCACATCCACGTAGTCTAAACCCAGTACAGGGTGGCGTGCTTGCACTAATTGAGTGAGTGCCATTTATCCTCCGGTTTTAGTGAGTGCCGACACTGCGGCATTTACATTGTTAAATTTATTGCCAATGGCTTTGCTCTGCCACTGCCGGCGCTCCCATAGACCCCAGCACACTTTATTGCGCTGCCCGTTAACGTACTGAGAGCAGTCGAAGGTCCAGCGGTTGCCGCCCTTGTACACCCAGCCGGTGCCCGGGGACTTCTGCTGGTACTTGCTAATATAGCGCCAGTCCAGTACAGCCTTTCCGGCTGCTGCGTAATCCAGGCTCTTTAGATGTCGCTTCACGGAGCTGCCGTTGAAGCCAGCCACGCCTACGTTATAAATGAAGTCTATAGACCCAACCAGAGCTACGTCAGAGAGCTGCATAGGAAGCCCGTCAAGAGCCTTTGCATGTTCCCCCGCTGATTGTATCAGCTGCTTCTGGCAATCGCTCAGAGTGGCTCTCTGGCCCATTTTGACGCCCTTTGTCTCCCCATAGCAGATGGTAGGGACACCAGCGCTATCCTTGTAGGCGGTAAGGCTCAGGCCCTCGTTGTGCTGGACTACACCGGTAATGGCGCCGCCAAGCATAGTGGCCCCCGTAAGGGCCGCAATAACCTTAGTCCTTAAACTCATATTTAATAGTCCCCTTACGTGCCTGCTCTTCTAGGAGCTTGAATGTACGTCTTTTGTAATACGCATTCCACGCCAGGGTTAGCACTGCGCATACCGTCGCAGTGATGAAGCTGATAGTGCTCCAGTTCCAGCTCATTAACTCTGCCAACCAACCTCCTGATACCGTAGCACCGGTAACTGCTGCACCTGCCCGGGTAGCGAGGTCTGCCCCAACCATGTCTCCCACCTTAATCATCCTGCTGCCCCTTCTTCCTGAACAGCTTACGAATCACCAGAATGACCACTAGGAAGACCAGAGGAATACTGGCCCCAGCTAATCCGGCGAGGATAAGACTGTAACTATCATTATTAACCACCTGCAGGCGCTCTGCCTGGATTGTCCCGGTGCTAATAGTTTGCACCTGCTTCTTACTGGACGTATCCAAAGTGCCTACGTTAGAATCTGATACATCGGTTTTGTTAGTGGTGCTGGAATCCACCTTGTTATTCAAGCCAACGGTTTGTTTGGTGTTCTCGGCACCAACCTGAGCAGACACATCCGGCTTAGAACCAACTAAGCCGGTGAGTGCAGAGGTCGCCGAGCAACCAGTCAGAGTAACCGCGAGCAGTAACCCAGCGACCAGTTTACGCATTAGTTAGCAGCCTTCACTGCGTTTACTGCATCTTCCAGTGCAGTAAGCTTGGTATCGAAGGCGGCACCAGTCTGGCCCACGTTCTGCGGCTGCGTAAGGATAGCATACAGGTCCTTACCGAGAATGTTCAGCTGACGCAGCAGCTCCTGCTGTTGTGCTGAGGTTGCTTTTGCAAATGCCATTATCTTCTTCCTCTATGTTGTTTACCTCTGCCCCGGTTATGCAGCCGAGCAGCTACACCCCGGGGCCTCTTAGACACTTTATTCTGTGCCCAATCCAGGGGATTCTCAATGAAGGCCCGAGCCATCTTCTCAGACTCACGCTCAGCTACTACTTTCTCATCTTCCACCAGATGCCTGTTCAGCGTAGCCACCATCATGGCGATTGCATCTGCTCGGTCATCCTTCGCCAGACTACCTCGGTCGTACGTGATGCCGGACAACTGCGCGAACGCAGAGTACAGCCAACGCCTATCGCGGGAGTACGCCATACAGGTGCTGATATCGTCGTGAATGGCACGCTCATGCACCACCAGGCGGTGGCGACGAGTAACTGGGCTGATTGTGTCGATGATACGACGCTCTTTCTGCGTGGAGTTGTTCAGGTCTCTTACGCCAATACCGGCGAGACGTCGCTCCCGTAACCGGTTCAGGATAAGCATAGACACGGTACCGTGCCCCATGTTGCTCTCCACCACCATATCCGGGATGTCTAACTCTACGCACAGGTCAATCAGTTTATCAATGTTTTCTTCGCTGATACCTCCTTGAAAGCCGCCTACGGAGAATAGGTGAATGTACGAGTTCGCAGCACCACCAGCAGCGTAGGACACTTCGTCCCCACCACAACCAGCCGGGTCCACCACCAGCACCTTATGCTGGTACGGCAGGTGCATATCCCCGTAAAATGCCGGGAAGTACATCTGCTGACCCATAATCCCCTCATGCTCGTGCTGGTACAGGTACCGGCGGTCTGCGATGTAGGAGAACGTCTCTGGGGAGGAATCCTGGCTGCCAGAGTAAACCAGCATATCCGAAAGCTTGATACGCGTGCGCATTTGGTCGGACAGGGTAGTGTCGAGCATGTACTGCAGCTGGAAGCCTTCCGGACCGAAGTCCAGCTCCTTCTC